GGCCTAAATTAAGACAGTTCCAATATTCTTATGGTGTTGAGTATTTAGTTCATGTTGAAAAAGAGCCAAAAGTTCCTGAGATAACAAATGTCAAGAGCAGCTAAAGCAAAAGGTAGAACTGGACAAAATGAAATCAGAGACAAGCTATTGGAAACATTTCCAGAGTTTGAAGAAGATGATATTAAGTCTACGACTATGGGAGATACAGGTGAAGATATTCAACTATCTCCTGCAGCTAGAAAAAGATTACCCATAACCATAGAAGTTAAACGTAGAAAATCTGGAATGAAAACTGCTTATGATTATATTGAGCAAGCTAGTAAACATGGTAAAGGTGAACCAGTAGTGTTCTTTCGAGCTGATAGAAAGAATTGGATAACAATGATAAGTCTTGAGCACTACATGGACTTATTAAAAAATTGGAAATAGTATGAAGGTAAAAGTATGGGGCGTTATGGAAGGTCCGATAGCAGTAGAAGACATAGAAGATAATGATGTACCTATAGGGTCTAATTATTTTCTTGTTTGTAAATCAGAGATAGATGGTGTAATGGGTGAAGATAATTTTTGGTTTGAAGATTTTGATTCTGCGTATGAATGGAAAAAATATTTTCTTAAAAATATTGAACCATTAGTTGTTGACATGCCAGATACTCCTGAGTATAACTAGGGATCTTTCTTATGGAGTTCGAAATATCTTTAAGAATAAAAGTTGATCCAGATGCAAATTTTTTAGAAACATTTGGGAATAACTCTGACGTTATTATGGAATTAGTACAGGCTAGCTTGTACGATATAGATGATATTATCATAGAGGAATGTGAGGTAAGACGTGATAAATGAAACTGATATAGAAGCTTTTAAATATTATAATTCAATGGATATGGAAGAATACCAGAAGACAGCTTCTGAAACTGCTATCTATAGCAGCAAACATGCTGTTATTTATCCTGCTCTTGGTCTAGCTGCTGAAGCAGGTGAAGTTGCAAACAAAGTAAAAAAGATTTTACGTGATGGTGACTTTGATCGTAAAGCCATAGCCGATGAAATTGGAGATTGCCTGTGGTACATTGCTGCATTGTGTAGAGATTTAAATGTTAATATGAATGATGTAGCTCGTGCTAACCTTACTAAACTACAAGATAGAAAAAAACGTGGTGTAATATCTGGATCGGGAGACAACAGATGAATAACTATTTACCAACTGACTATCAAGCTTTCATACATACTTCACGGTATGCTCGTTGGCTTGAGGATGAGGGAAGACGAGAGTCTTGGTCAGAAACAGTAGATCGCTACATGGGTAATGTTGTTGGTTATGACATAGATCATGAAATTTACAACGAAATAAGAGAAGCTATACTTGGACTAGAAGTAATGCCTTCGATGCGAGCTATGATGACTGCAGGTCCAGCTCTAGAAAGAGATAATACTGCAGGATATAACTGTAGTTATTTACCTGTAGATGATCCAAAGTCTTTTGATGAAGCTATGTTTATTCTCCTATGTGGCACTGGTGTTGGATTTAGTGTCGAAAGGCAGTTTATTAGCAAGCTTCCAGAAGTGCCTGAATTATTTGATAGTGATACTACCATTGTTGTAAAGGACAGCAAGGAAGGTTGGGCTAAAGCATTTAGACAATTGCTAGCTCTTCTGTGGGCAGGTGAGATTCCTAAGTGGGATATTTCTAAAGTTCGTCCTGCAGGTGCAAGACTAAAAACCTTTGGTGGTAGAGCATCAGGTCCAGCACCACTGGTTGACTTGTTTAACTTTGCAGTTACAATATTCAAAGAGGCACAAGGACGTAGGCTATCATCAATTGAGTGTCATGATTTAATGTGTAAGATTGGTGAGGTCGTTGTCGTTGGTGGTGTTAGAAGATCTGCAATGATAAGTTTATCTAATTTGTCAGATGACAGAATGCGTCATGCTAAATCAGGCAACTGGTGGGATAACAATCCACAAAGAGCCTTGGCAAATAACTCTGTAGCTTATACAGAAAAACCAGACAGTGTATCATTCATGCGTGAGTGGATGGCACTAGTAGAATCAGGAAGTGGAGAACGTGGTGTATTTAATAGGGAAGCATCTAAAAATCAAGCTGCAAAAAATGGTAGACGTGACTCTGACTATGACTTTGGAACTAATCCCTGTAGTGAAATCATTCTTAGGCCGTATCAGTTCTGCAATCTTACAGAGGTTGTTGTCAGGGCTACTGATGATGTGGATTCTATTGCTAGAAAAGTCAAGATTGCAACAATACTTGGAACGATTCAGTCCCAATATACTAAATTCCCATATCTGCGAAAGGTGTGGCAGCGAAATACCGAAGAAGAACGATTGCTCGGTGTGTCTCTCACAGGGATAATGGATAACTCACTACTAACTACTAAAAACAAAGGATTGGAGGAGACTCTTGAACATTTACGAGAAGTTGCTGTTCGCACTAATTCTGATTGGGCTAACAGCCTTGGCATTCCAACAAGTGCAGCAATCACCTGTGTGAAGCCAAGTGGTACAGTTTCACAGCTTGTTGATTCAGCATCAGGTATACATCCACGTCATTCACCACATTACATAAGAACTGTGAGAGGTGATAATAAAGATCCACTTACTACCTTTATGAAAGAACAAGGTATACCAAGTGAGCCTGATGTATTTAAACCAGATCAAACAACTGTGTTTTCATTTCCAGTTAAAGCTCCTCAAGGAGCAGTTGTCACTGACAATGTCTC